ATTTTAACAAACGTTCTAACCAACCTTTTAACCGCTATCAACAAAATAGTGATGATTATTATATTAATAATGCTTTAAATAATAATAATAATGGAAATAATGAGGAGAAAAATAATAAATTAATAATTAGTAAAAATATTCTGTTTCCTGAGGCCTTGAAGAAAATAGAAATGCTCAATAATATGATAGACTTTAACACAGCATTTCACAAACATCCTATTATGATACAAGATGAAAAGGCCGCAGAAATAATAAAAGGATTATATCCCAATTTAATATTTGAAAATTGGAGGGAATTTAATAAGGATGACAAAATAATGTATAGAAGATATCCCAAAACAAGCAATGAACACCCTGTATTACATATCATAAGGGATATTGAGGAGACAATGCTATTGAATGATGTTGTCAGATTCAGTGACCAAATTTGTGTTTACAAAGATCCAAGTGAGAAAGAAGAAAAAGAATTTAATATTAAAATAAAAATAGCTAATAGAGAAGTCACTGATATAAATTCATCTAGGGCAATGAATAAGGGTTATGCTAAATCAATTTTAACCCCAATTGTAGAGGGAGTTGATCATGAGCGAAGACAAGCCACACGTTCAGATATATTAACTTATAATAATAATATAATAAATTTAGAAGAAGAAGAAATAAAAATGAAGAATAAGAACGTGACAGTTGATATTTATGCTAATGCAGAAGCTTTTGATCAAACCCTGCAGGAATATGCAACTACACACATGACCAAAGACAACCTTATTATAATGACTGACGTGATCTACTACATCTCAGATCAAGACTTATATTCCATTTTTCAACGATCTGAAGATGGAGTGGTGAGCGTTGGTACATTACATATTCCGAAGCACGAGGATTTTGATAGACATGCAATTGCTTTTCAATCTACATTGGGAGAAGAAATAGAAGGTTTCATTGAAATAAAACCACACCCTGATGTCAGCCCTGATTTAAAAAATATAGAGTTTAGAAAATCAAGATTCATCATGAAAACAAATGGTAATGATCATTATTATCAATCAGGATTAAGGTTCATGGAACTCAATGATAATGATTCATTAGTTATCCCGCAACCCAGCAATGCAAATTATAATTTTATATTAAAAATAGTAGCAATAAGAAAAATAGATACAGGTGCTACTAACTATGTGTCATTTAAAATTTATAAAATGTCCAAGCCAACAATACAAGATTTTTATAACATACAATATTTAGATGAATTCAATAAACATGAGTATATAAGATTATTATATGACACAGAAACTAATAGAGAAATTGCGGAGGGTGAAGAACACTGGCAACATAAATTAAGTGTAAGACTGGGAGAATTACAAAAATACACCAAACAAGTACCAAATCCTTATTACGTGAAAACACTTACTGACAAAATAAAATCAATATTTACATCAAATAATGATAATGAGGTAAAAGAAGTTAGAAAAATTAATAATCAATTTATAATATATAGAAGCACAGGAGGATTTTTCCGCTCACCAATATATAACAAAAGTACAATTGAAAATGATTGTACTAAGGTAAGTGCTCAGTTGATCAATAGGATTTGTGTAAAAATAACAATAGCACCAAAAGTGGATAGAACACTAATAAATACACTTATCAATTATATAAATAATGAGGACAAAAATTTATCAATAGATGAAATAATAGCATTGTTAGTCCATTGTCTATCACAAGTTTTCAACGCAGAAAGTAAATTAACCATAATAAATCAAATATCAGTAACAAAAGAAGTAAATGCCTTGAAAAACAATGAGTATAAAATATTGCCCCAAGGATTTATAGATGCATTATTCAAACAACAATTATGGGAATACATTAAGTTTAAAGTCAAAACTAGTGTTGGACTAGGAGTAGACATGGGCAAAAATCAGAACCAAATCTTGGATTTTTAAACAGCCCTAACACTGATGATCGTGGTTTGGCACGATTACAATTTGAGGGAGTTTCAGTCACCGATAATATAGAAAAACATGCTCAAGCTATGATATACCCTCTTGAACTGAAACATCCTCATTCTAAGTACAGTAATTGTGATAGACTAATAATATCAAATATTAATGATTTTCAATTAAACAAGATGTATGAAGAAAATAGAGGAATAATGGTAGACATAGGAGGAGTTGAATATGAGCGAAACCCTTTTGACTTCATAAAAGTTAAAGATATTAAATGCAAATGTGATACTAAAATTCTGTATGAGCAATTATTCGGAGATATAACAGATCAACAAAATGAAGTCATGGCGTATAAATCATGCAAACATACAATATACGCAGCTGCCAAAAGACAAATGAAGATGGCACCAACACCAGATCCCAAAGTAGCAGATCATTTCCTAGATTATGCAAAGAAAATTATTGAGGCGGAAGTAGGTGAGGATCTCACTCATTTCGGATACTCATACCAACAATGGTATGATCACTTGGATAAAGTTAAGCAGGATGATATGGATCTAGTTAATCAATATTTCAATAAAAACACAACAAATTTAACTCCTGCACAGATAAGAAAAATTGAGAGACTCAACTACGAAGGTATATGTAAAGTTGAATTACAGAACATAGATGGAAAACCAAGAATGGTTTGCTCAATTCCTTTACAAACTAAATTCATAATGGGACCAGTATGTTGGCGTCTAGAAGAAATATTTCAGGATAAATTTAGAGGATATTGTGGTGGGAAAAATTTGACACAAATGGCAGAAATGGTTAACCACTATGCAGCACTAGGTTTCACTCAAGTAGTAGAGGGTGATGGTTCAGCATTTGATAACACACAAGACATAACCTTAAAGAGAGTTGATCATTACATTTATCAAAGAATAAAAGATAAAATTTATCATGTTAATAAAAATAGATTTATTAAGATTGCAACTGAGCCTTACAAAACAATGGATGTAGTAGCAATGGATCCTAATAGCAAAAAGAAAAAGTTGTTATTCACTTACTCAATTCTAGGCTCAGTATTCTCAGGAGATGCTGATACCACACTGTGTAACACCATAAGAATGGCATTATACAACAGATATGTTAATGACATGGCTGGATTGGTTTATGGGAAGGACTACGTAGCTTTTTCTAAAGGAGATGATTTTACAGTAATGTATAAGCCATATGTTAAAAGAGATTTCATTGAAAAAGCTTATTACAAGTATTTTGTTAAAGCAATTAAGGATGTTACACAACCTGATTCCCGAGTGTATGGACTTGGGCAGGTTCTCAAAATGTTAGATTTTGGAGATATATCAAGCCTAAAATTTTGTAGCTTGAGAGCATGGTATAAGAATTCAAATGAAATATATTTAACAAGAGATCCAAGCAAATTTTTCAGTTTATCAAAATATTCAAGGAAAATCAAGACATATAATAATTACCATGCAGCAATATATTGTCTACAACAAGCAGAAGCATTAATTGTTAATTATGCAGGTATAACAATATTTGAAACTATGGCTGAGGCTTACATGATGAAAGCAAAACAATTTATTAAACATGCTTCTGCAAAGGATCAAAAATCATACAACAAAAAGATGGATAAAATGAATAAAAGGATGAAAAATATAATGAAAAAGAAAATTTCACCACATGCGATGCAAGAGGATGCAATACAAACATTAGTATTTGATATTAGTAAAAGAAATAAATCATATAAAATTACAGGAAATTATTGGGAAACTATGCAAAAACTAGAGAAACAGAATACTATATTACCAACGAAAGATGAAGCAGCACTGATAAATCAACAAATTGAAGCAGAATTTATGGTGGAAGAATTAAAATCAGTGTTAGGGCTAAAAATTAATGAACACTAATAACAAAAATAACAATAACAATAATAATAACAAAAATAATAACAAGAGGAGAAAACGCAGAAGAGTAAGAATGCCAAATAGAGTCCGACGTACATTAAAACAAATTCGAAGAATGAGAATGCCAGTCGCTCAAACAATCTCAGTACCAAAAATATTTTATAATAGAAGAATAACAGGCACATCTGCCACTGTAGCAGGATGTGATTTAGTATATCAAATACCTGATAGTTTATCAACTAATAGTACAAGTAGTGTAATAACAATTATACCAGCAAACCCAGCCTATTGGACTGGAACTAGAATAGCACAAGTAGCAGCAGGATATCAGAATTACAGACCTTTACAATTTGAAGTTATATATGTACCACAATGTGCTGTTACTCAACAAGGAAATGTATTAGGTGGTACACTATGGAATGAGGCACCCACAGAAAATAATTTACAACAAACTTTAAAAACTAGTAATGGAGGAATGTTAACGCAGTGTTACAAGACAGCCACATCCATAGTTCGTATGAAGAGTAATCTGCAGTATAACTTATTTAGAATGGGAGGAGCAATAGATCAAGAATCGAATCCTTTTATATTTATAGCATTAGCTATTGCTTGTAGAGATAGTAATAATAATAGAATTGTACCAGGATATTTTTATATCAGGTACACATATCAATTGAAAAATCCAATAGGTACAGGCATAAACTATCAAAATTCACAATTAACAACAAGAATAACAAAAACTACATACTTGATGAATTCAAGTATATATTTATGCTCACCTATAACAACAGTCAATGGACTTCAGATACCGACAGGCTCTAGATTAAATGTAGAGTATAATAACAATAATAATCAACCAAAATATGAATATGATTATAATGGCACGCCTGTTGACCCAATTACAATAACAAATATATGGGTATTGGAAAACCAGCCCAATGTACCATCAAATTTATCATCTCTAAGAGTTCTAAAAGAACCAACAACAATAAATTTTGAAGATGCAGAAGTGACTACACAACCTGAACAAACAATTACTATACCAATTGGTGAAGCAATAACATTTAGAAATGTTGAGGACGATTTCTATACAACCATACTTAATAACTCCAAAATACCTTTTGATTATACAATATTCTCACCAGGAACTACAGTTTATAAAATTGCTGATTTATTACAAAATTTTGGAACCCTAGAAAACATAGCGCCAGCAGGCTGGCAGCAATATGCAATAAATGCAGCATGGACTCTACTTAAGCAATCACTTACAAGAAAGAAACAAACACAAGAACTTCAAGAATCAATGGAAAAATTAGACATTAAAACAGATCAAAAATAAAAGAGATTTGTCTATTAGAACACTAACCACTCCAGACACTAAGAAATCGGATCTTCGATCCGTGGGCTAGTAAGTGGACCGTCGAACCTTGCTAGTCAGTGAAATTCTGGACTCGTTAGACACTAATAGCTATCTCATTTAAATATCTAGATGAATAAACTCATCACTATTTTGTTGAACCTATAGAGGCCCACCTGACAAGATCAGGACAGAGGCCCG